CTGCAACAAAAAAGGGCACCTAAGTGCCCTTTTTTGACCTTCCCATCCCTGGGTTAGTATTCCAATATTATTGGAATGATAGAGTTGCAGAGTTGATATCGATTTCACCAACGTAGTCAGCCGCATTACCGAAAGATGATGCAGTGTTTGTCAATTCGATGTAACCATAACGTGTCATAAATGATACGACTGGTTCGAATGTTGATGGATCTAAAACAACACCAGATGACATCAATGGGATGTATGGGCAATAGAAAGCTGCCGCATCTGTTTCGCTTGTACCTTTGTAACCAACTAGAACAGCTTGTCCGTCACTAGCATAGCTGTTAACGAATACACGCATAGCACCATTCAATGTACCAACAAACTTAGTGTTTGTAGGAGCTTCGAATGTACCTTCTGTTGTACGTGCAAATGCACTTGTAGTAGCTGATTGTAGAACTGTCAATGCTGCTGGAGAAACAACTGCCCAGTTACCAGCACCACGACGAGTGCGTTGAGCAATCTTGTTAGCAACACGATTGATAAGAACTGCCAATGCGGCATGTTCGTCACCAACGAATGTAGCTGTACCAGACACTGTAGCTTGGTTGTAAGTTTCTTCTGTAGTAGCCAATGTAGCTAGACTCAATAGAATCTCTTGGTCAATTTCAGCAGTAATTTCTTGTGCTAAAGCTGCCATGATTTCTGCTTCAACGTCAATACCATGTTGAGACTGAGCATCTTGTGCTGCCTCAAATGTCCAACGTGCTTGCAATTTACGTGACTTAGCTTCAACAGCTTGACGTAGAATTTGCACAGAAATCTGACGACCGCCTTGACCTTCCATACGTGCTGTAGGAGCACCTGTGTAGTTAGACTGAGCGCCTGCGCCTGTACCTGCAGAGTATGCCTGAGCAATTTTGAATGGGCTTAGAGCTTCTTCACCTGCTTGAACATCAGTATTAGCACCGCTTGTGTCATTCAATGATTCTGCGTAACGAACACGTAGAGTATGAATCTGACCAACTGGTCCTGTCATTGGCTGAACACCAACCAACTCGTTAGCAATAACTGTTGGCATGACACGACGGATAACTGGTAGAATCACACGGTTTAATGTTGCGATGTTACCTGAACCTGTTGCACCAGTAGATGCTGATTCAGATAGTAATGATTTGCGAGTATTTTCTAAAATAACTTGCATTGTTGAGCGGCGATTACCTTTAAGACCTTCAAGTAGGGCTTCTTTAGTCTCATCCCAACGACTTTCTAATAGAACTTGTGACATTTTTATATTCTCCTAAATTTATGTCTTTTATTTAAATCCCCGCCAAACGTCTTAAATCGATTACGTTATCACGCGGTTCGACTTCAGGTTTTTGTATGACAGATTTATTACCAGTAACTTCTTTAACACCTTCTGAAAGCATAGACTTTTTAGTTTCTTTTCTTTCATTGATGTTGTTAAGTACTGCTGGTAGATACTTTTCGAATGCGCCTTGTAGACGAGGTGTCTGGACGCTCTCTAGTAAATCACGCATTATAGTTGCTTTTTCCTCATTTAGAGGTGATAGCAATTCATCCATAGTTTTTTGACGACTAGTAGATTCTTTGATAATACGAACTTCACGTTCTTTTGACTCAATCAACTTCTTAGCGTTGGTGAGTGTTTTAATGGATTCAGCTAATTGTTCATCTTTATACATTAGTTGGTTGTACAACTTACGTGTCTCAGCTTTTTCCTGTAGATAGGTCGTGCTAAATTCACTTGCGAAAGATTCAAAAATCTTACGACCAAAATCGTTTTCACGTGCGGTCTTAATATCTTCTCTCAATTGGCCTAATTCACCCTTTAGATGTTTGCTTACAGATTCATTCATTCTCTTAGCACTTACTGTCACAAATTGTGATTTCAATGTTTCAAGTTGTTTACGACCTTCTGCAACTAACTTAACCTTTGCTTCAACTACTGCTTGTTTGTCTTGTGCAAATTCTTTAATTTCACGGGCAAGAGCATGAACAATAAATTGTTCTAGCTTTTGTTGACTTTCCATTTGTAGTTTACGCTCATTACGTAGTTCTTTAATTTCTTCGGATAGTTTAGTAACCATGAAATTATTGAACTTGGCTGCATTTTCATGTAGCTTGCGTTTAGCGTTAACGCGGTCTTCGTTCATTGCTTGTCTTTCTAGTTGAAATTCTTCAATTTCTTCTGATAGACCATCTGTAATCATTTTATCTAGGGCTTCGACCATTACGTTCTTATCGTGTTCATAACGTTGTGCGAATTCTTCTCTTAATTCTGCACGTACTTGCTCTTTGGCTTCGTTCAATTTTGATTCCCATGCCTCGTTTATAGCGATGCTGGTTTCTTCGTTGATGATTCCAGTTTCAAGTAATGGTTTAATAATTTCCAAATTCATTGGATTTCCCCTTTATTTGATTTTGAGATCATTGATGAGGCGCATTACTTCCTCTTTCAAGTATCTCTGTACCTTCTTGTCGCCCTGTGCATCTTTAGCAATATCTAACATTCTATGACCATTCTTCATATTATGAAGACCTTCATAAATTGCTTTGGGATACGCATTTGGTGCGCTTGGTTGTGCGACAATATCGACAGTGACTATTTCAAAGTCACTAACATGGCCATTAGCATCATTAACGTTGCCGCTACCTCTGCTACTTACGCCTAGTTTAACACCACTCTCCAACATAGTAGACACTAACTGTCCCATTGGAGTTGGTAGAATCTTTAATTTGCCAAATCCATTTGCACCATCCATCCACATAGAACTAATCATATGTGATACACGGTCTAAATTGATTTTCAAATCATCTGGGTGATCTACTTCACCTAATACTGAATACCCTTCAGATATTTGTTTGTTTAAAGTTTCTACAGCAGTTTCAATTTCAGAAACGGGATACACACGCTCATTGGCGTTGCGTACCCCACCCTGAATGAAAATCCCCTTCATATAAAGGGACTTCAAACTACCTTCACCGGTACTTTCTACAACCATGCTAGCACGGTCAAAAGTTAGGTGTTCTTTAAGATACAAAGCCATTATCTTAGGTATTCTTATCTAACTGTTCTTCTTGTAGTCTTTTTAGACTCACC